AGACGGCGCAGGTTTTTCAGAGTTGTCAGGTCAATGTACATCTTCTTCTTTGACAACCTCACCATCAACAATCGTTGGAATGCGAAAGTCAGCACTCGCAATGATTGCATTTGCCATTGGTAGACGAATGCCGCCAGGGGCATTATTCAAACAATTATCCTGTATGAAGCGCAATTGCCCCGTAGCCAGGTATGTGCGGCCATTTATCGTAATATGCGTTATCTCAAATGTGTGCCTATCCATCCCCACACCCTCCTTATGTAGCCTCCTGAAGCGCCCGCACAGGCGTCACCTGCAGGCTTTTGCCCCAGGTTGGATCGTCGGTCACCATCGCAAACTGCCCAAACTCCACCCGCCCGGCCTGCAACAACTCATAGCGCTGCGGCCCAAGCTGCGCTCGCTGGGCGGCAGCGGGCTGGCGGTCGAACCACGCTCGCGCCGTCTCGCGTGGTATCCGTCGCCCGTCGATCACCGGGATCAGCACGCCCCTGCCGCGCGGGTGGTCAAAGAAGGGCTGGTCGAGCGCGTAGAGCGTGCCATCGGCGGCGAGGCAGGCCGGGCAGGTCCGTTTGTCGTGCGACTCCAGCCGCTCATAGGCGCTCACCACCCCGCTCTCCTGGTATGCCTGGCGCGTGCCCTCGCGGTAGCTGCGCAGCGTCTCGGTGCGCGCGATGGTCTGGCAGCGGCTCAGGCTGGCCCCGCTGGCCTGCTGCATCTGGCGGGCAATCACGCGCGGATTGCTGCCTCGGGCGATGCCCGTCACCAGTTCGCGGGTCATCCCGTCGGCGGCATCCGGCCAACTCTCGGCCAGCAGCCGGGCCAGCGGGCTGCCATCTGCTGCAAAGCCCACCGCCGCCTCCACTGCCGGAACGTTGAGCACGTTGAAGGCGATGCCCGGCGCGCCAATGCTGAGGACCTCCGAGGCATTGAACAGCGCCAGTTGCACATAGGTCGTTTGCGCCGTCGCCAGCGTGGGCGCCGTCGCCTGGGCATACACCGCAATCTGGGCCTGTGTCTGCTGCAGCAGGGCCTGATAGCGCTCCAGCCGTGCCAACCGGGACGGTGAGACCGTCTTCCAGCCGCGCTGCTGGATGTCGGCAACCAGCGCGTCAATGTCGGCCTGCAGCGCCTGCTCGACCTGCTGCCAGCGCTCAGCCATCTGGATGAGCAGGTCGGCGTCGCGTTGCAGCAGCGCGGCCTGGTGGCGGGCTATCAATTGGTCAAGCTCGGCGGTGGTCATTGCTGCTATCCCAACCTGATGAGCAACTGCGTGATATTCGTCCCGCTCACGTCCGTGGCCGCGCCCGTCACCAGATTGTAGACCGTCTCGCCCTGACCAGTGGGCACGCCAAACTCGGTTTCCAGGCGGCTGTAGTCCGTCCCGTCAATCATGGTTTCCATGAGTTCTTTCAACTTCGCCACTTGCTGATCGAATGCTGTCCCGTAGTTGATAGTTTGCCGCAGTTCCGAACCGAGCCGTTTGGTGCTGTCAATTGAGATGTATTGGACTGCCATTGGTTCTTCTCCTTAACTAAATGGATAGGTGAGTGCTGCACCACCGTTATACAGTTGCCCGATTTCCCCTCCCGCGCCAGATGTGAGCACGCGGCTCCATAGACCTACTTCGTCAATAGCTCCATCGACATACTGCGAGGCAAGATCATCTCGACGCCCTACCGTGAATTGCAGCGATCCAGAGGGGCCTATGGGCGTTGTGCCGGTCATTGCATTCGATGACCCATTGAGGTATACCAGTGCAGCACCAGAACTGTTGATAGTAAAGACAACGTGATACCAGATGCCTGTGCTTGTAAGCAGCACCGGGCTATCATGGAAGTCACTTGGTTTTGCCGGGTATGGCGCTAATCGCAGTGCCCCCGTGTCAATCTTCTGGAGCAGCCACGATCCGGGAGTTGACTGGTCCCCCAGTTGAAAAAACGTCATAAATGTTCCTGTCGCAGATAGTTTTACCCAGAATGCTAGGGACATTGCATCAGTCAGCCCAAATGAAGAACTGGCGAGCTTCAGGTAGTCGCTACTGGAAGCCACAAACGACGCAGCATTGCCTTGCTTGCCAATAGTAGCGCCGACACCACCGTTATCAGCCAGGTTGTTTGTCCCTGCACTGTCAAAGCGGGTGCCGCTCGTTTCGTCCAGCTTCCAGTAGCTCACCAGGCCGGTGAGCAGGGACGAGTCGCCGCCGCCCGCCGCCCGCTTGCGCAGCACGCCCAGGCTGTTTGCGCGACGTTGCACGCCGTATGCTGGCAGGCCGCGCACTAAAATACCTCCAGGTCAACCACGACCGAGGCCGTCGCACTCCGCAGCCGCACGGTGCGGCTACTGCCTGCTTCCAACAATCGAACCTCCCACTGATCGGCCTTCGCAATGCCACCGACAGCCAGCGCAGTCGCCGCGATAGTGGTGCTGCTACTCGTTGCCACCGCCGCCGGGTCCTCACCAATCGCAAAGCGGATCGCGTTGCTGCGCGGATACAGCCGCACCCCTCGCGCCGTGTCGGGGATCGTGACCGTGGTGACTGTGCCCGGCGTCCCACTCAGCGTGATCTCGATACTGGCCAGCGCGCCCTGGCGGGCGTCCGCATTCAGCCCCGCGCCAATGGTGTAGAGCGCTGTGCTGCCGTCTATGGTTTCGCCACTATCCGTGAGCTTGATCGGCAACTCGTAGCCCGGCCCCCGGCCCAGGATGTAAAAACTATCCGCCATCCGTCATTCCTCCATTGCGATCAAACTGCAACATCGCCTCGCCCAGGCTCATCCGGGCCTGTTCGCGTTCCTGCTCCTGCTCCTGCTCAATCTGCTGCTGCTCGGCGTCCGGGTCGTCGATGCCCAGGCGCGCCATCGCCGTGCGGCGGCTCATCAGCCGCGCCCCGACCACGTCCACCAGGGCGCGCATGTCGGCCTCGCTGATGGGTCCCGCGTCGATCTGGCACGTCGCGCTAACACGCAGCCCGGTGAAGCGCGCTGGCTCGCCTGCGAAGGTGGCGGCAAAGTTCAGTGTTGTTTCCAGCAGCCAGCGCAGCGCTTCTTCGATCTCCGTTGCGGTATCTTGCAGGCTCAACACGAAATCAAACAGCGCCTGCCTGCGACTCTCACCCGACGGGGCCGCGTCGCCCGACAGCAGCGCGTGTAGCTGGCGCGTCTCTTCCAGGATGCCACGGTAGGCGCTGCGGGACGTCTCCTCGAACGTGGTGACGGGCACCGGGTCACGGTAGGCCACGTTGGGTGTCGTGTAGCCGGTTACCTGCCCGTCCTTAAACACAGGCACGCCCTGCACATAGTTGGTCGTGCCGGGGCCGATAACCATGTCTTCAGCGGTAAACGTCTCCTGTCCGGTGCTGTCGTCTCGACTCCACGTTCCTGGCATTTGCGCATTGAGGAACACGCGCTCCAGGAAGCCCCCGACGACCACGTTCCTGGCCAGCATCGTGCGGGCCAGGTTGAGCAGCTTCTGCTGCTGGCGCACCTGCTCGCCAATCAGCGCCTCACTGGTCATCTCATACAGCAGCAGCCCCCCGTCCAGCGGCAGGCGGGTGTCAGCCTCGGTGCTCCCCTGCAGCACCCGCAGCACGGTGGCGCCGTCCTCGTCCAGGTAGGTGAGTTCGGTGACCTGGCTCTGCTGCACGCCTGCCAGATCGACCGGCGTGTACTGATAGACCCCGCCGTCTGCCATCGTGCTGGTGTCAGTAAACACCGTCGCCTGCGCTGGTGACAGCGCCTCGCACCAGACATACCAGACCGCATCAGGCAGCGGCGTGGGAGGCACGCCGCCGGTCTCATCGTCTCGATTGGCATCCGGCACAAACAGCCGCAGCGGAGCGCGGCCACTGAGCAGCAGATTGACGACCGCCTTACTGATGATCTGATGGACACCGCGCCAGTCCCACCACGCCTTGAGCAGCGCCTCGGCCTCCTGGATCAACTCCTGTTCCTCAGCCGTCGGTTCCTCACCGTCGGCCAGCGCGCGCCGCACCGACAGCGACCAGCGCGGTTCGTGGCCGATCACGCCCGCCAGATGGCGCAGCACCGTCTCGCGGATCGCGTTTTTGCTGACAAATCCGCGCTGGATTTGCGCGATAATCTGACCAGCCTCGGCACTCGCCTCGGTGGGCATCGGGCCGATCCAGCCCGCGCCTGCCTGCCAGTGGTCGCCATCATAGTAGTGGCGATTGGCCTGCATCCCCTCCGTAACAATGATATGGTTCGCGGCCTGGGTGGCGCTGATGTCGGCAAACGTGGTCATAGCGTGGTAAACCCTCTACTGGTTGCTACCCGTTGGGCGCGGGGGTCGGGGCGCGCGGTCAGCCGCAGCAGGGCCTGGCTCATCGCATCCACCTGGTCGTCATAGCGGCCATTCGGAAACGCGGCGCACTCCTCCACAAAATCGCCCACCCAGGGCGCTTCCTGGGGCAGCCATACATTGCGCGCCTCAATGACCGGCGAAACCGCAGCCACCCGCGCCGCCTTGCCGCCCTGGGGCTCGACCGGGATCAGGCCGCTGATCTCGCGGCGCAGGGTCGCAATCACTGCCGGGCCATTGGCCTTGTCCTCGATCAGCTTCGCGCGGGCCTCGGGCCATCTGGCCGACAGGGTCCGCACCGCCTGCACCGTCGTCGGGAAGTCCATCCGCGCCCGCACCTGGTCGAGCAGGTAGCAGTCGGCACCCACGCGCCCCCAGACCTGGCCCACCACATAGTCGGTGTTTTTGCTGTCCTTGAAGGTCATATCCCAGGATTGCAGCAGCTCGTCATAGCGCGCGGGAGGCCGGGTGTAATACTGCCACCAGGCGC